TCCCGCCCGCCGCTATCAATTTCGACCAAGCACTTTTGCTGCAACACGTGAAAAGCATCAGCGGTCTTGACGGACTGAACCCTGCCGTCACCACGACAGAACAGAAGTTCAAGCAGGCTACAAGGTCTTATGCGGGATTCCCAGAAAAGACAACGTTGGACTTGGGTATGGTGTTCACGATGAACCTCAACCACTCAAACGAGAACTACATCTACACGGCGTTGAGAAAATGGTGCAACATCATTTGGAATCCGCTGAACGGCGCGAGCGGAATGAAGAAGGATTATGTCGGCAGTATGATTATCGTCCAATTCAACCGTGACGGCAGCATCTACCGCAAAATCATCTGCAAGGACGCTTTCCCGATGGGTCAACTCCAAGTGGGCGACACCCTCGATTACAGCGATGCAGAGGCTGCTGAAGCGCAACTCTCGTTCCGTTGCGACTATTGGGACGAACAAATCGTTGGTATCTAAACCAACTACCTCCTTTCAAAAAAGAAACCCCCGCAAACCGAAGTATGCGGGGGTTTTGCTTATGCGATTGCTCTATTTTGACGACATCATTTTTTACGGAATTATTCCCTTTAGTTTTGTAAAATAATTAGGGATAATTCCGTTTAATTTTACCAAATTTTCAAAAATTTTGTTGTTCTGATTCTGCGTCCGACACCAGTTAGTCTATTATTAAACATATTCAACCCGTGTACACGCTCTTCCTTGCACACATAGACATCACCGACCAAAGTCGGCTCACCGAAACGGTACACATATTGGTTTTTCATCAATGCGTTCTTGATATATGGGAACAACTTGTAAAAATTGTTCCAAATCTTTTTGCTGCGTTTCAGTGAAGGCACTCTTACCGTGTATCCGTTCTCACGCGGTGTTCCGCTTGTGTTGTAATAATCCTTGTTGTCCCTGCCTTTCTTTTCATCACAAAAGAAAGGCGGATATTTCGCTCTGATTTTCTTTTTCATAATTGTCCTTGTTGCTTTTTTCAATAAGGGAACAAACTTGTATTCCCGTATAGCGTTTGCCCTATATGCAGTTTTCTGTACCTGCTTGACGACACCGTGGTTTCGCCGATATACCATACCATATTGTCGTCAAGTTCGGGTCTGTTGGTAAGGCGGTATTTGTACTCAACGTGGTATTTCTGCTCTGTGGCGCGACCGCCGACCAAATGCCAACTGCTTCCCAAATCATCATACATATCGGTTATGACGAATTCATACCGAATCTTGCCGTACTTTTTGTCAATTCGCTTGTCGTGGATGATGGCGTATATGCTGCCAACGATAAGGACAACGATGAACACGGCATACATAATTCCCTCAAATGTGTCTTTTGACGTTTTCATAACACTGCCAATTAGCGGAATAAATCAATACCGTGTCTGTGTGATTTCGATTCCGAAAAGACATTCTCGGCGCAGTTTTCCAAACCGTTGGTTTCGATGAACTCCTCAATCTCGGCGAGGGTCTTGCGACCAACATTCCTGCATTTGAGCAGTTCGATTCTCTTCGTCTTGATGAGGTCGCCGACAGTTTGGATTTCCAAACGGCGCATAACGTTAAGCGCACGCACGCTGAAATCGCAGTCAATCACGTGTTTTTCCAAAAGCGGGTTGCCTACTTGCGGTTCAACGGGGATGCCGAGTTTCAGTTTCTCGTTCATTTTCTCCAATTCGCGGATTTTGCTGCGCAGGACGTGGTTCTCCTCACGAACCTTGTCGTAGCGAATAAAGCGGATTCTTTTGCAGGCTCTGTCGGCAATCTGCATAACGCGCATCGGGGTGAGGTCAAGCAGGTCTGCAATGTAGTTGAGGTCTCCGTTTTTCATAAGACTACACAGCGTCTCGTATTCCCTTTGCGGCAGACAGTCGCCGTATGATTGGAGCATAGCGGCAATCATATCCTTGGTGATTCTGCTGATGAACGATGTCTTGTAAAGACCAATTTCCTCGCGCTTCGCATTCACCAAAGTTTCGAGTTCCTGCTTTTGGCGCAGATAATCGTCACGGAGTGCCTCGACTTCCTTTCTTGCGGTTTCCATTTCAAACGCGGTGTCTTTCAAGATGTCGATTGTGTCGGCATCGACAAAGAGCCGTCCGTTGATTTTGTGGCTTTTGAGTGTTCCTTTCTTTACCCAATTGGAGATTGTTTGGGGGGTGCAACGCAGGATTTCTGCTGCTTCTTGGCGTGATACCATTTTTCTTGTCTGTTCCATATCGTTTATCGTTTTTGATTACGCTGCAAAAATACAAAAATTTTTATACACTCATCTTTTTTTCTGAAAAAAGTTATCAACAAAGTTATCAACAGCGTGAAAAACTTTTTTGATGTTTTTGTGTTGATATTGATTTTTTTATTATATTTGTTGAAAAGTTACAGTTATGGCATTGAACATAAAACCAATAAATGCTTCGCGGCTGAATGCCACCGAGGAATACATATTCATCAGACATCTGATTGAATGCTATTCCCTCGTGTACAACAAGGAAACGAAACGGTACGACTGCGATTACAACATAGCGGTCACGGACTCCTTTGTCAACAGCGATGGAAAGTTCTATCTTAAATTCGGAAAAATAAACGGTGACTTTTCCTGCGATTCCTGCAATATGCTCAAATCGCTTGACGGCGCACCAACTCACGTCACGGGAGACTTTGATTGCTCGAACTGCGGTAAACTCACGGATTTGGTCGGCGCACCGCATACGGTCGAAGGCTCGTTCAGAGCCACAAACTGCGGCAGACTTGTTTCAATAAACGGCGCACCGAAGATTGTCGGTGACTCATTTTTTTGTTCGTGTAACGAACAACTCAAATCCATTGGCGGAGCGGAAGATATGGTGTGCAAGAGTTTCTACTGCACAGACAATCCGAATCTGACATCACTGAAAGGCGCACCGAAAAAGGTGTACAACTTTTCCTGCACCAAGACAAGGATAAAGACACTCGAAGGCGCACCGCAGATAGTCGATGGCGATTTCCAATGCAGGGAATGCCAATCGCTCGAATCGCTTGACGGCGCACCGTACAAAGTCGGAGGGAACTTTGTCTGCTTCAATTGCAACAAACTCACAACACTGAAAGGCTCGCCCGCCGTAGTCGGCAAGGGTTTCAACTGTTCGGAATGCAAAAACCTAATATCGCTCGAAGGTTCGCCGCAGAAAGTAGAAGGCTCGTTCCATTGCCACGACTGTCCATCGTTGATGTCGCTTGAAAAGTCGCCGAAACACATCGGATATAATGTCAACCTTGACGGATGCAGCAACGTCAAATCGCTGAACGGACTTCCGAATCACATAAACGGCTCGCTGTCCTGCGAGGGCTGCTCCATAGAATCACTTGACAATTCACCGAATTCCATTCTGCTCGATTTCAAATTAAGTTACAACACCAATCTGAAATCGCTGAAAGGCTCACCTATGAAAATAGGCGGGGACTTCTCGATAGAGGGATGCCATAGTATCACTTCGTTGGAATACTCTCCTATGAAAATAGGCGGCGTGTATAATTGCAGGGAATGCAGCGGACTGAATTCGTTGGAAGGAAGAACGACAAACAATATTATGCCGCCGACCCATTTGCGAAATGAGTCGCCGTTAGACCGTTATCAATAACAAACAATATGCCGTTAAACATACAACCTATAACAAAAGAAAGACTTGACGAATCGGCGAAGCGTGTCAATTTGCTTAAGGATTCTATTCTTAACCAAATGAGACTCGTTTACAACAAAGATACAAAAAGGTACGATTCGTATGGAAAAGTTGTCATTGACGATAGATTTGTCAGCAACGGCAAGTTTATCATAAGTTTCGGCGACATAAGGGGCGACTTTATTTGCGGAAACCTATCGAGTCTGCGGACATTGAGCGGCGCACCAACCCGTGTGTTCGGGGATTTCGTTTGCAGTTATTGCCCGAACCTTGAATCGTTGGAACATTCTCCGAGATATGTCAGAGGAAATTTCGATTGCTCTTGGTGCAATAGCATAGAGAGTTTGGAAGGCGCACCAGACGTGGTGGCTTTGGGGTTTGTATGCGATAACTGCGATAACCTAAAAACCCTGCAAGGTGCGCCGTCTTCAATCAAGGGTTCGTTCAGATGCTCAAACTGCAAATCGCTTGTTTCGCTCGAACACGCCCCCGCTATGGTCGGCACGACTTTCGCCTGCAACAAATGCGATTCATTGTTGTCTCTGAAAGGTGCGCCAAAGTCCGTTGGTCTTGATTTCGAATGTTCGGAGTGCGATTCGCTTGTGTCGTTAATAGGTGCGCCCGCAAAGGTGAACGGAAGTTTCTGTGTGTCGCACTGCAAAAACCTAAAATCGCTCGAAGGTGCGCCACCGAAAATAACCAAGGGTTTTCTGTGCGCGGCGTGTCCTTCGCTGAAATCCCTGCGAGGTGCGCCAAAGGAGGTTCTCGGCACTTTCAGTTGCAGGGAAACTGGTATCACCACATTGGAAGGCGCACCCGAATACGTGGGAAGCGATTTCTACTGCTCAAATTGCAAGCAACTGACAACACTCAACGGGTCTCCGAATTATGTCGGCGGTAACTACGACTGCTCTCGGTGTGATAAACTGAAATCGTCAGAGGGCGTTTCACCCGTGAAAAAGAGCCTTTATCTCCCGAAGCATCTGTTACCGAAGACCGAGGATTCTACAGTTACGAACTCCCATATAAAAATGATAAGGTAATGCTGAACATAAAACCGATTACACAAAAACGCTTGGAAGAATCCAATGAAAAATTGAGCCGCATAAATGCGTTCATAACAAAGTACAACCTTGTCTATAACCCACAAAGCGGGAGGTATGATTGTTTTGGGAACTTTATTTTCGAGCAGAGTTTTTCTGATGACGATTGTGATATCGCCACGGAAAACGGTCATTTCATAATCCCGCTCGGTACTATTCTTGGTGATTTCGTATGCACGCATTGCCACACATTGACAAGTATGAAAAACGCGCCGAAAGAAGTGATTGGGAATTTCGAGTGTCAGTTCTGTGAAAACCTCGAATCACTCGAAGGCTCACCACAAATAGTTGAAGGCACGTTTGATTGCAGCCATTGCGTAAAACTGAAATCGCTCAATGGCGCACCTTATTTGGTCGGCAATAATTATGTGTTTGACTATTGCGAAAGTTTGGTTGACTTGAACGGTATGCCGCAGAACATACAAAACAATGTGTCTTTCACATATTGCTCAAATCTGAAAACATTGGAAGGTGCGCCGCAAACTGTTGCAAGGGACTTCGATTGTTCGGGATGCAACAACCTGCAATCATTGGAGCATTTACCGACAATCGGTGGCAAGGTGGATGTGCCATTTCATTTGATGGATAGTTATTTTGCAGAATGGCAGCGTAAATCAAGCCCTCAAAAGACCGAAAATGAAGGAGTGCTAAAAGTTCAGAACATTGAACGTTTGGTTGATAAATTATCAAAAAATGTGTCATCGGCGTTTGTGAAAAACAAATATTTTTAATTATCTATGAACATAAAACCCATATCAAGCAAGCGGCTTGCCGAAAGCGGCAGGCTTGCCGAAAGCGCGGTCGAATACATAAAGCACTATAACCTTCGTTTCAACGAGTTTCGTGGCTGCTATGATTCGGACAGAGACATTTTTTTGGACAACGACATCATAGACGACAAAGGAAGGATTGTGATAAAGTTCGGAAGCGTCCGTGGCAAGTTCGACTGCAATGGGTTGAGCAAGTTGAGGTCGCTTGTTGGCTCGCCTTATACTGTTATGAAATTCAATTGCAGCAATTGCTGTAATCTCGAATCGCTTGAAGGCGCACCGAAGAACGTAGTCGGGGACTTTGTCTGCATAGGCTGCAAAAGTTTGATAAATTTGGTCGGCGCACCGAGTAAGGTCGGCGGTAGGTTCGATTGTTGTCATTGCGAAAACATCGAAACACTCGAAGGCGCACCGCAGGAAGTCGGTGAACGGTTCGACTGCGCTTGGTGCTACAATCTTGAAAGCATAAAACACGCCCCGATAACAATAGGGGAGAACTTTGTTCTATACAACTGCACTGCGCTTACATCGTTGGAAGGGTCGCCAAAATATGTCGGGGGTCTTTATGACTGTGAAAAATGCGACAATCTTGAAAGCCTTGACGGACTGAATGAAACGGTTATCGGTCATCGTTTCCTGCCACCTCACCATTTAAGAGATTCCGTTTTATAAATATAGAAACAAAGAAAACTATGTCGAATATAAAAAGATTGGATGAAATGCACACCCCTACTGAAAAAGGAATAAGAGACGACTTTGTGTTGCTTCGCATTTGGGTGTTTAATTGGGATTACGATAACGGAGGTTATTCCACGCAGGAATACGGATTGCCCGACAAACTGTATGTCGGCGGCGATATATTAGAACCTGCCAAAAAGTATCTTGAAGACCACAACTACTACCCGAATGATTCTTGGTTTGAGTACACGGATTTCGGCGAAAAGGGCGTTTGGGTGACATTCAGCCCAGAGAGGGATTATGTGTTCCAATTCAAAATCGCTCGTACTACAGAGCAGACCGAGGACGACTTGATTCGCAATAAGTTAAGTCAAGCGGAAACCGAAGTTGACGAATACAACATCTAATATATTGCGCATATATTATGAAACAGAAAAACCCCGAAAATTTCGGGGGATTTTCATTTTTAAAGTAAGTCAACAGTACAAGTCAAAGTCGTGGACGCGGGTGGACTCGAACCACCATATAGCGGGTTTCTTTTATATTGCTGCTTGGCTCTTGGCAAGAGTCTGTATTATCCTGCCGCCTAAACCGATTCGGCTACACGTCCGTGTTTGTCATATAATCCATTCAGATATTTCCTTGCGGGATTTGCGCCAAGGCTCTGTCGGACCAGCATACGCCCCGTAATGCACATCCTCGCAATGCCTGCATATATTCGGGAACGCGAATTGTTGGAAATAGTATATATCGTCTATCGTCAGATTGTCGTTGTTCAAATCCAAGTAACGGTATTCGTCCTCCTCTATGTCTATCTTGCCTGGGAATGCGTTTTTCAAGAAATCCAAATACGCGGCATAGTGGCAAATCCACAGTTTTCCGTCACGCAGTTGGTTACATCTCCAACGTTTATAGCAACCCAAAATCTCCTCGTCAGTCGCTGCGTCATCCCTATGGGAGAGTTCGTGGTATGTCATACCGTGTGTTGTCGGGTAGTCCCAATAATAAGTGTTTTTTATAACCCCACGTATCTTTTCGTAATTCTCCCGCGAGTTGTCTTTGTACGGGTATATGGTGACACAAATGGTAATGTTGTTTTCTTCAATCGCGTCTTTCCATTGCAGTATCTTGTCTGCAAGAGTGCCGTTTGTCGTGACGACTATTCTGTTGTTCGGAAAAAATTGCCTTGCTATTCTCAACACCTTTGAAAACTGCGGATGCAGAAACGGTTCGCCGCCCATCAAACCGAGAGTTTCCAAATGCTCCTTGAATTTGGACAGCAGCGCGAAATCGGCGGTTATCTGCTCGATTGACTTCGGCTTCGTGTCTTTCGGCACAAGCGGGCAGAAATGGCTGCAATGCGCACAGTTGAGGTTGCACACCTCTGTCACGTGATAATCTACATTAACAATCATAAGCGTATGTTAAGTTTTTGCTTCGCATATTTATACAGTCCGATTACTTGTTGCCGATAACTTTGTTCAAGCAATATTTTATTGCAGCCTCGCATCCCTGCTCGAATGTTTCCCTGCGAATATCGTTATCAACTAACGGTATGATTCCGCGAAATATTTGCACTATATAGACAAAATCGCGGTTGGTGTAGTTGCTGCCCAACACGTATGTCCACGGAATGCAGGCTATTGTTATGCTGAATTTTTCGCGCAGCCATTTCATAACAATGGACTGCGTTGGCGCACTTGCGTTGAACGCCCCGACATTGTTACAATGCCCGCTTTTGAAATCGCCTTCTTTCAGCCCCGATTGTGGTGGCGGGTTTCCTATTATGTAATAATGGTCGCATTCCACATCAAAGCCGTATTCTTTCAAAAGCAACGCTGTATCATATTGAACATAGGTTTCTCTAATCATATATATTGTTTGTGGGTTTCTAATATTGCACGTGATATTCTAACATATCAGAATAATTTATTGTTTGCTTCCTCTATTCTTTTCTTCGCTATCTTGAAATATTTCTCGTCAAGTTCTATTCCTATAAAATTTCGGTTTGTATTGGCGCACGCCACGCCCGTTGAACCGCTGCCCATCGTGTTATCCAACACCGTTTCGCCTTCGTTGGTGTATATCCGTATTAGGTATTCAAGCAAAGCAACGGGTTTCTGTGTCGGATGCAGTCCAACTTCACGATTGAATTTCAGCACACTTTTCGGATATCCGCTTTTTGTTTGCTTATAGGTTTCGTTCTTACATCCAGATATATGACCGAGCCTTCCGTTCTTTCCTATGTTGGACAATGTTATGTCAACATCTTTGAGTTCCAAATTATATGTCAGTATAAGTTTGTCATACTCATTTTCTATTCCGAACAGATTGCACAAAACTTCCCATTGCTCCCTTGTCGGCAATTCAAGACCGCTTATCTTGTTTGACAACCATCCCGTCTGTTTCCCGTTTTTGGACGGAAATAGTTTTTGGACATCAGAATACGGCAGCCCAAGGCGATTCATATTTGACGTTATGATTTCCGAAAACGCAAAGTCCTTGAAATTGTTCCAAAATACGGATATTGTTTCGTGGGTTTTCATCGGTTGTTGTTTTACTAATTGAAAATTGCCGCAATTGTTCTTTTCCCAAACCCAATCATACCGATACATAGCCTCATTGCTCAATCTCAATTTGGAAGCAAATGGCTCACTTCCAAACAAACAAATAACACCGCTCGGTTTTATAATATTCTTATAAAATTCCCAAAGTTTATCAAATGGAATGATGTCATCCCAACCAAGTCCCGTTGTACCATACGGCAAATCACAAAGAACCATATCCACGCTTTTGCTTGGTATGTCTTTCATTATTTCAAGGCAATCCCCGTTATATATTTTAATGTCGCTCATCTATGAATATATGATTCTGTCGTGTTTGTGGGAGCGGATGGATTCGAACCACCGTGACACGGGTTTACATCGGCTTGTCTGCTGTAAGATTCTTATACAAGAACCATTTACCTCCCGTTGCTTTTCCAATCAGCCACAACTCCCTTTGCGGACGCGGGTGGACTCGAACCACCATACCATAGATTTTTGTTTGTTGCTGTAATATTCTCTTCCGAGAACAATTTTCAGTCTATTGCTTGACCAATTCAGCCACACGCCCGCCGTGCCATAGGCACTATTGCTGTTCGCCGTAGTTGTCAGCCATCTCGATGTCAACAACACCCTTGTCTATCTCCTTGGCTTCCTTGCCGAGGAAGTAGAGGCACTTCAACTTGAAGCACTCTTTGATTGGGTCGTTGGCGATGCGGAGGCAGATACCCTCGCGTGGAACTTTGTTGTTGCACATAGGCTCGTCAAGTTCCATTCCGAAATGCTCCTTGTCGTTCTTCAAAGCCTCAAGGACATTCTCGTTCCAATGGTTAGCCTTGTCGATTTCGGGATACAAATCGGAGAGTTTTCCGTGATACAACAGAGTGTACGGGAGGATTCTCGGCGACAGTTCTTGGTAGTCACGGAGAAGGTTGTTTGCGAACTCGATTACCTCATCGATTTCATACTCTCTGTGAGTGCCGTCCTCCATCTTCTCGTTGACGCGGTAAATCATCAACTTGTTAGTTCCGACAGCGCAGCCGTAGTCGTAATCCTTCTGAATCATCTTCGATGAGTCGGTGAGGTAGCCGACAATCTCGCCGTAGATGGTGACGTTCTGCGGGATTTTGCCCTTCAGCAGTTCGTTGTATTCACCCCAAACATCGGTGGAGTAGAATCCGCTGTTCACCTGCTTGTTGATGTATTGGTTCTTGATGACCGTGCGTGACGAATACACATTGTAGTATTCGGTGTCGAACTTGCGAATCTTACGGTTCTCGACCGAGGTGATTTTCTTTTGCAGTTCGAGTTTCAGCATATCGTCATCAGTGCGCTTAATCTGACGCTCGTAGTTGCGGATTTTTCTGTCCTTGAACGAATTGAGGAAGTCGCGGAACTTGTTCAGCAAGGTAGGCTTCTTGACAAGAATGTTTCCGAGGCAGATTGATGTGCCGTGAACCTTTGTGGAAATATACACAACGTCTTCGGGAGACAGCCTCCACATATTAGAATTCAGTTGGTTTGTGTCGTAGTGGAACGCCCACTCGCCCTCAATCATTCTGTCGAACTTCTTTGACTTGTCCTTCGGCTTTCCGCTGCCGCCGCCGCTTCTGCAAACATTGGTCTTCGGCACGTATGCCTTGATGAACAGTTTGTCGTTCACGGTGTCAAAATCAAACGGAACAAAATTGCCGTTGCTGTCGTAGTGAACATAGTCCTCCAACTTGACGCTTGCGAGTTCGCCGTCCCAATTGACAAGGCTTTCCAAACGCATAAGAACGCCCATAGACGGACAACCGCGCAGTCGAATCATCTTGACACGACCGTTCTTGTTGAAGTAGCCGACCATCTTCTTGGCTTCGTCCTGCTTGCCTTCGTCAATCAGTTTCTGCACCTCGACACAGTTTGCGTTAAGGTGACGCTCGCCGATTTCGTACATATTGTTCACAGCGAGAAACTCCGAATTGAGTTCGGTTTCGTTCTTGCAGTAAACCATATAGTCACCCTCCTTGACATCGTTCTTGTTGACAACAACGCTGAACCCGTCAATGATGGTTTGCTTGAGGTTGTCGGAATTCTCAATGTCCTTGAGTTCGCCGACCCTCACGATTGTTGCAGAGTATTCTTGCTTGAAGTTCTCTGACTTTGTAAAAATTTCCTTCATACTGTTGAATTACTGATTAAACTTAAAATGTTTATAAAAATTAGGTGATTTCCAATACTCTATGTTTTCAACGAGTTTTCTAACGTCATCCATCATTTCGTTATAGTCCGCGTATGGTCTGACCGAGTGCAGATTATAGCAGTATTGTGGGTCTGACTCCGAGTCAATCGTTTCCGCATTCAGCATCCAATCCATTTGGATTCCGCTGTACCGTCTGTCTATCGCCCTTGCTATCACGGCGACTGAATACGGATTCTTTGTCTTGAACCAAATTTGGTAAGGATTCTCGAAATGTCCGCAGCAACTCTCGAATGTCGCCACATCTGGGAGTTCGTTCAGCGCATCGCACAAGGCGACACATTCTCTGTCCATATAGATGTCATATTTCAACCCGTCCATATTGCAGTTTTTTGATTATATTCAGTTTGTTTCTCTATCCATACTTACATATAATAAAAAACCGCAGTTTTTGTTATTCGGATTCCTTTTTTTCGTACTTTTCCTTCAGCCGAATGTATTGCTTGTATTCCCGTTCCTCATCCTGCTCGTGCTTCCGCTCTATGATTTTCTTGGCTTCTTCCTCGGTGATAATCCACAGATTGAGGTCTTTGAGCGTCTGAATCCAATTGTCGAAATGCAGGTTGCCCTTGGTGTCAATCCAACTGTGACAGTCAAAACAACCTCCGTCAACGATTGACGGCTCTGCCACATAGAAGTTTTCCAACTGCGGCTCATCGTCATTGTTGTCGAGGTCTTTGTAACACACGCCAGCGGCAATGTACGTTTTGTCTGTGAACATTACAATCAGAAACTGCGTGTCGTGCGAGCCTTTGTCGTTAAACACAACCTTGTCAACGACCTTGCCCGTGAGTTGCTCCCTCAAATTATACGAGTCCAACCATATCTGTCTGTATTCCTTGTTTCTTTCCATTTACCATCTTTTCTTTATGAGTTCGATTATCTCCTCTTTCAGAGTCGATTTGAATTTTCCGTACACGTCATTGTATTTTAGCGACACACTGCCGACAATGTTCGATTCGGAGTGCATATCGCTGAATTGCAGACATCCAGGCTCAAGGACAACGAGTTCCTCGATGAAATACGTTGCGGTCTTTCTATCCTTGCCAATCTGCATTGTAGTTGGTGCTAACAGAATTATATTGTCGTTTTTATTGTCAAAAAAACCGACAGAACCGTTATTGAACCTGCCCCATACAGCAGTAGGGTATACATTTTTCACATCCTCGAAAACATCTTCGAGCAGATGCACGGATTCATCTATTTTCATACTATTCGATTTTTGTGTAAAACAATATGAACTTGTGAACGCCGTTTACCTCACACGGGCAGACACTCACGACACGATTGACCTTGTTGTACGAATCGTTGACATAATCGCAGACTTCGTGGCAATAGTCGAACATTTTGCAATTCAGTTTGTCTTTCATACTTATTCGGTTTTGGTTGTCAATCTTTTCCTAACCATAGCGAGCAGTTCCCGCTTCGTCTTGTTTCTGTCGAAAACCGAGCCGTCACCGCGCATAAAGTCTCTGTTTTCAAGAGATACCTTTCCCACTATGTTTTCGTCTTTGTCTGTATCGGTAAACATAACGCAGCCCTCTTTCAAAACAATGGCACGGTTGATGTAGAAAACAACCCTATTATCGCCTTCGCGCTCGTAATTGACCTTGGCTAACATCACTATGTTCCGATACGGCTCTGACGGTATACTGAACGCAATCGAGCCGCCATCACGGTACACCTCTATTTTCAGTTCGGGATAATCCACGTTAAGTTCGGCGTACACTTCCTTTAATAGATACAACGCTTCCTCTCTTTTCATATCATATATTGCTTATATATTAACACACAACGGAGACGACCTCGTGTTCGAAATTCAGCGTGCAGCATTGGTTCGGGCAGCGCATAACGCTTTCGTATGTTTCCACGCACTCGCACACAGTACCGCAGAACGGAGGGGTTCTGTCACGCAGTCGCAACTCGTCTTTTGGCAGCGTCATTGTTGACTTCGACATCTTCATAGGTGCTGCACAAATCGGGCATCTAATCTGCTCTGTCATAAACGTCCTGCCGTTTTTAAGTTTTAACTCGGCTCGGACTTCATTGTTTCCGAACAATATCCTACTTTTTCCCATAATATTCCTTTCTTTTCCTTATGATTTCCTCTATGTTCAGTATGTCGTCAAACGAGCAGTTTCCAAAAACCACCGTGTTCTTGTCGTGTCTGTCGTGGTTCGGTTGCCACATAAGGGTCACAATTTCAGTGTCGCCGCTCTTATAGACTTGCACGGCGTTGAACATTCCGCTGCAACAGAATTGTTCAGCATACGAAACGAATGTGTCTATGAAATACTCCCAATCATCAAAACTCTTGATGTGTTTGACAATTGCGCCGTATTCGCCAGAGAGAAGTTCCTCGTCAGCACGAATCTTGGCATACCTGCTGCCCGCTGAATCAAGGAGCGACTTTATGTCATCTTGCCGAATTGGTCGGTTTTCCTGCCGAAAGAATTCAACCCTATCAAATTTCTTTCCCATAATGTTGTGTTTAAATTGTATTATCTTATAAGTTATGCCCGTTTTTCGTGCTTAACTTATCACATAGTATAAGTCAGAACAAAGCCTTTTTCCTCACCGAACCTTTCAGCACAAACAGTTTCTCCGTTGTGTTCTTGGTTATGGTTTGGTTCATAGCGCAGGTTACGTCCTTGCTCCAAACACATTCGAAATCGCTCGGCATATTGTATTCCGAAACGAACAGCGTATGACCCTCTGCGACTTTTTCCCTGCACCATTCATAGAATCTTTCGTGGTCGAAGTTCCTTGAATATTGGTATTGCTTCGTGTCCTTGTACGGTGGGTCGGCGTAGATTACCGAGTTCTTCGGGATATCCAACTCCGTGTAGTCGCAACTTCGGAATTCAGCACCTATGAGGAACGGCACTTGGTCGAGGGTGTTGTTTATGTTTTCTGTGATGTAATCCCTCGTGCCGTCTTTCCCGACAACGCAGTGACCGCTGTACCCGCCGTCAAAGAACCGTCCGTTGAACGAACCCATATATCCGACCCAACCGATTATGTCGTCCGAGTACCTGCCGTCATTCTTGTTGAAACTGTCGCGGACATCGTTGTAGAACTCGCGCTCTATCCGCATTGGCATCTCCTTGTATTCGACAAGCGACTTCCACATAGCGATTAGGTATTTGTTCTTGTCGTTTGCGATTCGGTTGGACGGGATATGTTGTAACACGCTGCAACTTCCGCAAAACGGCTCTACATACCATCTGCCGCCGCCCAATTCATTCATCAGTATGGGCAGCAGGTATTTCACGTATCGGTTTTTGTTGCCTTGGTATTTCATATCACCATTTTATTATCGGGATTCTGAAGAACTCGTCCTCCCCGTCAAACCAAAGGAACGCCATACCTTTGGGATTCAGTATTCTGTATATCAAATCCGAGGCTGACATTTTGTCGCGTTCCGCCGTCAAGTTGTAGTGGATGATTGCATAGTTCTCGAACCCGTTTATCGGTATGTCAATCATACTCCTGCGTGCGTTCTCAAGCCGTTCTGTGCGCATTTCGTTTATCTTCGGCGGCTCTTGGTTTGTCGGTACTGTTGCCACGGCAAGCCTCTCGTAGGTGTTGCGGTGAACAAGCACGGAATACGTTAGGATAAGGAACGGGGTGTCAACAAGCACCGCTTCCGACAGTTTCCGCCTTATCATATTTTTCGCATTCATCTCGTATTCAGCGTCATATTCGTTATAGAATGCGTCACTTTTGTTGAGATGCTGCCTCGCCGCCTCTATTATCTCGTCTTTTCGTAATTCCCTTAATTGCATTTATTCTTCTTTATTCTCTTTTATTCTTTTACTTCGGATTCCTCGTTTGCACGAATTTCCAAGTTATGTTCTTTACCGTAAACCGTTTGTCTGGCACATAGAACAACTCCCTATCGTATCTTGTAGGCAAGCATCCCGTAGGTGTCATTTTGACGGTAAGCACCATTCTGTTGATGTAACCTGCGGGGGCTGTGTATTCGACTTCTATGCTTTTCACACTGCTTTTCGGGTCGTACTTGTCATCGAATGGATAGTGATGCACAACGCTGTCGCCCTCGTACACATATTCCACGTCACCCTTGATAATGAATGGAACAGCCAACTTTGCATCGTGGCTGTATTTTATCGCCATAAGAGTCAAGGCGAGTATGATTGCGCACATAAAGAACACAAAGCACCCTTTGTTTGATTTTTCTCCCATAACCTTAATTTACATATTTTTCAAGCGCGTATCTGATGCCGAAATCGTATGCGCTCTCGTATTTTCTGAAATAGTCCGCGCTGTCGTGTGACTCGCGTGTCTTTGTGTTGATGACGGTGTATGTGTACTCGACATCGTTGTTTCGGTACGCTATGCGGATAAGCACAACGATTCCGTATTCCTCGCGAAGCCATTTTGCCGCGATTGACTGCGAAGGTGCGGTGCATACCGTTTCGCTGATGTAGTCGCACGAGTTTTTAGTGCCGCTCATATTGGAGAGCCTGCCGCCCGCGACATATTCGATTTCGTTTTCCCTGCCTTCGTCACGCAGGTCAAGTTCCTCGTCAAACGAAAGACTTTTTCCGTTGTGGATAATGTCATCGCAATAGACCAAGTGGCAGATTTCGTCAAATCCGCGCTGCTTCAGCAGCATTGCCGTCTTGTATGAAACAATTGGTTCTAACATAACGCATTATAAATTAAGTGACAAATTGCCGCATTCACGGCTTTTTCGTATGTTTCGTATTCGTTGTTTTGGTCTGTCATTGTGACAAATTTCTGCTTGTTCAGTATTATCGTGAACGTGTATTTGTATTGAACGCCGTTTCCGACAACGCCCGCTTTAACCTCGATGTGCGCGTTGTGTTTTCTGCGCAGCCATTCCATCGCGGTGTTAAGCGTTGGTGCTTCTGCAAGGTTCGTGCCGTCCAAACCGTTTGGAACGATGATGAGTCTGTGTTCCTGCACGTAGGCGAACTTGCTGTGGTTGGAAAAACCTATCGTTTTCAGCGCATTCGCGGTTTCCCATTCCACCACGCGGTCGGTTATCGAGCCTTCATAAACCAAGTCGTGTTGGATTCCGCGAAATCCGCAATCCAAGCATTTGACAACGTTTCCGTCCTTGTAATCCATAGGATGCAGGAGGTTGGCTATGTACCCCATAAGCGTGGTTTCTATGTTCACACCACCGCAGTTCGGGCAGCATCGGTGTTCCCTGCCGTAATCTTCGTGAAAATCCTCTATCGAATCGTAGTGGTCTTTCATATTACAAGTTTTTTATGATGTTCACGATTTTTTTGGCAAGCACTTCCGTGTCGATGAGTTGTCCGACCTGCTTTCTGTAAACAATGCTGCTTTCGTTGCACTGCGTCTCATAGTTGCCCAAAACCTCGTCCAATGTGGAATTCGGAGTGACGCGCATAGTCTTTCCGTTCCAACGCAGGAACACATCGTCTTTCAACATAATAGCCTTGTCGATTATTGACGGGATGACTTTTTCAAGTACATCGTCACAAAGTTGTCCTTCATAAAGTTTGTATTCTTTCATAATTTCCGTTTTATATAATATAATAAAAAAATCTGAATTATACCATTTCAATCAGAACAGTCTGTTTAATAAACCGATAAGAGACCAACGAAATTTACCGTCTTTGAAACTGTACTCGTCTATGTATATCTTATCATTGGATTGGACAATCGAGCGTCCGTTTCTGTTCCATATTCTTTTGGGGAGTTCGTATTTGACCCCATCGTAAGTTACCGTATTGCCGTCAATGACAATGCTATGACCGTTTTGTGTGCTTTGTATCATAATATTATTCTTTTGTTTATTGTCAATTATTTTTTGACCAACACATACAATTCGTCAAGTGCCTCCTCGCCGAATGTTTCGCTGTTGCCTATTCCCTTGACGGGTTCAAGTTGGTAGACGGGTTCTACCGAATTATACACAATCTCCACTATTTTCATAACGGGATAATCACGGGTGTTTTTCCTTGTGAAAAAGTCACCTATTTTGTACTTGCTTTTCAATTCGTTGTCCATTGTTTTGTAAAATTTTGTATTGACTTTCTTTTGTGCGAACTTTGACGATATGCCGCCGATTGCAGGAGTCACCGCCTGCAAGACATACGGCGCGTAAACTATATTGTCTGGCGGCACACACACATCCTTCACCACACCGCATAAGTTGAACGCCCTCTGCATCTCGTGGGCATATCTGACATTTATGTCGATAATGCCCTGCTCTGAAGAAACGCACAGACACCAAACCTCGCCGTCAGCCGTGCCGTCAGATTTGAACGTTCTGTGTATGGCAATGCCCTTGTTGTCGTTGGTGTCAACCTTATATATGAATGCGCAGATGTCATCGGGTTTTTTAAGCGGCAAGAAACCGCTGTGAACAAGAATGGTGTGCGTTACGGGTATTGGTTCGGCGACCAATCCGTCTTCCGAGTAATGCTCCAATTTGACACGCATCGGAACTCGCTTGGTGTTCGGCTTCGTTATGTAAGCCCACTCTCCTATCAGAAAATCGGTTATAGTCATCGTCTGTTTGGTATTTCGTTACAATATTCACAGTAATTTTCCAAGCAGTGCTTGATGCCTTCGTTTGCCGCCTCCTCGTATGTGGCGTATCCGCCGTAGGAATCGCTCAAAACAATCGGGTCGCCGTTCTTGTCACGCTTGGCAAAATCGAGGATTTGGAAATTCCAATTCAAATCGTCAATGTTTATGGAAATATGCAGACCATAATGCTTGCGAATCCAAGCCATAGCCATCTGCTGTGTCGGCATACGGTAATCCCTCTCTGGGTAGTACATCTCCGCTTGCGGGTCGCAGGGTGTTCCGTCATATCTGTACTTGTATCGCGTGACACAAGCGAACCCCTTTCCTTTCAGCAGTTTCGTTATCGGGAACGGGACGTATGCCTCTTCAACATCCAATTTCCATCTATTCTTGCTCATAACAGCACTTTCCTTTCCTCAACGCGGCAGTCGCGCATAGCGTGCTGCAATTCGTGCAGGAAATACGGCTCGTTGGTTTTCGTCTGCTTTATGTTGAATATGCCTTCCCTGCTATGGTTTCTGACCGAAACTTCAAACACCTTGTCGCTTTCATAATCCATATCAACCGATACACAGTAGTCCGTGTTGTACTTGCAACCGTTGCGTTCAAAGTCTTTTTCTTTGAACACGTGATAGGTGTATGTGACATATTTCGGGAACGTTCTGTCCGCCACGAACCCATAGGTTTTCATAATCTCGTGGGTGAGTGGGATGGGGAACACTGCATCGATGCTGACCTCGACCATATCCTCCACTTCCTCCTCAAAATAAACCACGCTGCCGTTCAGTTCGCTGACAGCCACGATTTCAACGGGCTTTCCATTGATTGACATCCAATCCCCTGCGGAGATTTCTGAAATTTTCAATTTACTTTTTTCCATCTTTGTGTTTGCTTTTTGTTTCTGATATTCTTTTTTCAACCACAATTACCTTGATTGTCACGGTGGTGTCGTTCCCGCTGCCGTTCACATATTTGATGTCTGCGGTGAACTCCTTTTTGGTCGCGTCTTCCGTCTTGTGCGTTCCGTAATAGACAAACGGAATCGACAACAACGACAGCCAAATGACGAAACCTATTACGGCTGTGGCGACTTCCCGTCTTGTGCGTTTATTCATCTTTGTCTTTCTTTTTGATGATTTTGATTATCGGGGTGCTGAATATGGTCGCCACGATGAACCACAGTCCGAGGTAGTGCCAAAAGTTCCCGAAGAAAAATTCAACGTATTCCATAATGTTACATATTGATTAGTTCGATATCGTCTTGGTTGAGCGCGTAGGGTATGGTTTCGCAGGAATGCCCGATTGGACACACGAGCATACCGAACCAATCCCCGTTTTTTCTGTTTCGATGGACAACGAGGTCGTAGCCCCATTTGTCGTGTACCACATCGCCGATTTTGAGTATAGTGCCGTTCTTGTCGCGCACTCGGCTGTCAATCCATTCGTTGTGTTTCTTGTCCGCGTTTTCCTGCGTGTCCGCGAACACGTAGAATCCGTCATCGAATGTGAATTTTGAAAGCCCCTTTTTCTTGGCGAATTTCGTCAAGATGTTATGCGTGATTTTCTCGCGCATCTGTTCGCTTTCCCGCAATGTGGCAATGTCTTTCTTTGTCATTTTCTCAAATTTTAGTAATTATCTCTTTATCCTTGTTGTTTTCAAAAATTTTGTTGTTCGGATTCTGCGTCCGTCAGTCTTTGAAATTTATTTTGATTTCTTTCACATAAGCGATATATTGATTTTCATCATTTATCGCATAGACAGATTTATGAATCAAAGGGTAACAAGCGTCTTGTTCTTTCCAAGTTTCGGTTTTGGGTCTTGATTTCAAGAACCTCTGAAAATGCAGTTCAGCATTCTCTTTTGACTTGTAATTATAAACGCCTTTGTCTTTTGATTGCTCTTTGACATCGGATATTCCCCAACCATTGCCTTCATATTTAATCTGCACTTGTTTGAGACCGACTTCATAAAAGACTGTTTCGTTGTCTTTTTGTTTTTCCATAATTTTTATTGTTGTTTTGATATTGAATTCCGAAATGAGATGTTGCAGTTGATGCACATATTTGACGCAGGCTACAAACCCGTTGTAGTCGCCGCTCGGAAAATCCCCGTCTGGCGTGTACTCTATCCTATACCCGTCCGATTCTTTGTCGCAACGCCACCAACCGAATATGTCGGGTTTCGGAAAATTATCCTCAAGTATTTCATCCGACAATGGTATTGGCTTAATGAATTCCCCGAACACCAAGTCGTCCCAATCGTTATCCGCCCAATATTTGAAGTCGTCAAGCGTGAGGCTCTTGACTTCGTACACAACGTCATAGTCGCCTTCCATATTGGACTTGGCGATTCCATAGTACACCAAATCCCCGACCATAAAACTCCTTTCGTTGAACACGGGCTTATTCATCGTTTCCCCCTTTCCAAAGAAGCGGTTTGCCCGTTGAATCGCAGAGCATAGTCATATTGCCCGAATTGTAGATGCCGTTGGTGACGGAATACATAACTAAAGTGTTTTTGTCATACACGATATTCATACTGTATTCCCTCTCCACCACGACAAACCTATTCGTGTACGGGGCGGCTTCCTTTGTTTGGTTTTCCACACCCGCTTTACCCGAATTTGAGCAGGACGTTGTGACGCTCATAGCGGTGATAAACGCTGACGCTATGACAAGCAATGCGATTATCGCGCAGAATCCGAATGACGGTTTGTCTTTCTTTTCCATACTAATTCTTTGTTCTTGTTACAATGACAATGGTGTTGGCTGTCTGCGGTCTTACCATAATGTCGTAGTTCGTTATCTCGGTGACTTGGATTCCGTCAGCGACCTGCTTCATCATATATTCCTTTCCGTGAAGTCTGACTCTGAAACCCTCGACCTCAACTGGTTCTTGCGAATGGCTTAATTGTACTTCCATAATTTATTTTTTTTGACACAGCAAAAATACAATTTTTTTATACAGCAGCGTATATACGCATAAAAAAGTTATCAACAAAGTTATCAACTTCAGTAGAATATCTTGCGCAGGCGGTCTGTGCATTCCTCTGTGTAGTTGTCGTCAAGGGAAACAATGTGATAAACGTTGGTGTCGAACACAGTCCTTGACAGAACGATGGGCGAATGCGAAACCAATATTATCTGCTGCCTCGTTTCTCGGAACACCTTTGGTAGCACATCGGTATATAGGGTTATGGCGTTCATTATGCTCAAGTGCTTGTCGAACTCGTCAAACAGATATGTGTTTTGCAGGTCATCGCTCTGCGACATAGGGAACTCGCCGTAATACTCCATTTGCGCCTCATAGCATTTCTCCCACAAATCGTTCCAAATCTCGCATCCTTTCTTGAATGTGGCAAATATGTTGCTGAACTTGACCTTAACTCTCATATAGTCAAACGCTTTTGCGAGCAACACCATTTCACCCTGCATAGAACTTATTTTGCTCTTGTCGGCAAGCCACCAAGCGTCTTCGATATAGTCCTTTACCGAGCCGTGGAATCTGCCGCCGCGCAGGTTTCTTTCGTTGAAGTTGTGGCGGTATATCGGCGCACCATCCCACTCGATTCGGCAGGTGTTGCTCTGCGTGCTTTTCAGATATTTATTGACAGTATCTTTCGTTACGGTATCGCCGAGTTTGCGGACACGCATAATGTCTATCGGTCGGATGAAGTCGCTCCAACCATTGTACACGTTACATAGGTTGGATAGGGAATTCAGTATGGTGGATTTACCCGAAGCGTTCTCTCCGAACACTATGTTGATTTTGTCCGACACGAACTCGATTCTCTTGCCGAGCAGTTTGGCTGCGAGAGGGCGTTTGTAAACATTGCCGTACTTCTCGTATTCGGCAAGCCGCCTTTCGTATTCTTCCTTGTCGCCTCTGCGGTATTCGGAAGCGCGTTTGTCGTCAAACGGTTCGGGTTTTTCATATTTTTCAGAAAGGTAGCCCTTTCCGTTCTTTGGATAGATTATGCTTTTTATCATATATGCTTTTTATATAATATAATAAAAATGACGGTGATTGTAAACGGAATTATTCACTTTTGTCTTGTTAAAACATATATTCATCAAGTGAATTCATATATGAACCTTCACCGTATTTTTTGATAAGTTCCTTTTCGTCCTTGCCGCAATAATACGATTTTTCGTTATATATGTGAAGTCGCTTGTTTTTCAATTCAACATACCTAAAAACAAATTCTTCAACAAGCACCTTGTCATAAACAATGTCTCCATCATCGTCTTCAAAATGAGTATGTGTTGGTTTTCCAACAAAATCTTTGTAAAAAATCAACGCAATTTCTTTACCCTTGTATGATATTTTTTTGACAAGTACACCTTCAGAGTCAAAACCGTCAAACTCTCTACAATATGTAATCCTAATGTTTACCATAAATTTAACGTTTACAATACTAAATGAGATAATTCCGATTATAAAAGCCTTGGCTGTTTTTTCAATTCTCCAATTCTCTGCAATGCAATGTTGTAATAGGTTTCGTCCTTTTCTATTCCGATATATTTTCTGTCCAAATCTATCGCCGACAACTGTGTGCTGCCGCAACCGCAAAACGGGTCAACAACCAAATCCCCCTTGTTGCTGCTCGCCAATATCAGCCGTTGAATCAGTTTAATCGGCTTTTGTGTCGGATGGTATCGCTTTTCCTTGTAGAAGTCAATGTCACGCCACACATCCGTAAATCCCATCTGCGGGTTGAATGTTTGTGCGATTTTGCCGTAGGGTATATCGAATTGCAGGATTGCGGACAGTTTGTTCCACAGTTCTTCGGTCGGGAACTGCTCGCAAACGTTTTTGCCCGTGTATATGCTCCACATTCCTCCGCCGTTTGACCTAACACCGAGAGACTCGTTTATCTGCTTTGATGTCAATCCCAATTCCTGCTGCCTTCCTTTCAAAAACGGCTTTATGAATTTTTTGTTGTCCTTTATTATGAACAGCACGCTTTCCGTTACATTCGGAAACAGTTTGTAGTTCTTTGTCGCCCTGCCCGAAACGGAACGCATACCTTTGTCGATGACTATCTGCTGCCGCAGTTCAAGTCCGAGGTTTTCCAAATAAGGGACTAAAAGCGCGAGCGTGCGGAAATACCCGAAACAATAGAACGAACCGCCGTATCTCAATATGCGGGAAACTTCGCCAATCCATTCCAACGACCATTTGATATAATCGGATTCGGTTCGCCACTGATAATCCCATTTCTCGCCGACAACTTTCCAATACGGCGGGTCTGCGATAACCAAGTCAACACAGCCGCTTTCGATTTCCTGCATTTTCTCAATGCAGTCCCCGCAGATTGTCGTGTTTGTTGTCATAACGCTATTCAAGAAGTTTGCATTCCTCTTCGGTGTATAGTTCGTGGAGTTTGGCAATCCACCATTTCGTCTTGAACTTGACTTTCGGCATACGCTGACCTTTGAGTATAGACGAAAGCCTGCACACCACGCCCTCTTTCACGGTCGGGTATTTGCAGTCGTTTTCCGTCCAATCGTTCTCTTGTATGTCCTTGACGAATGCGTTTGTCAGAACGCCTTTGTATATGAGTTGCGGGACATCAAGCCTGCCGTCCTCGCAGAATATCTCATAATATGGTTTCGGCTCGATGTAGCCTTTCTTCTTCAAGAACACGTCTATGAGGTACAGACGCAGTTCGTCAGACGGGTCGTGCCTCCCCGCAAACGAGTGTTCGCCGTACCATTCAAAGAAGAATGTTATTTCGTCAACGCCAGCGAATATGCCGCCTTTGCCCTTGTTTTTCTTTACGAGTTCGGACAGCACGGCGGATATGTTCGAGTTGTTGAAATAATTCACGGCTTCCCCGAACTGCTCATCGTTCTCGTCAACCATTCGGTTTCTGCTTCCGAATGTGTCGAACACGTTTTTCTTCGGATTGTATTTGGCGGCGAAGTTCTGACCGTCCAATTTGTTGAACGCCCAAACGCTTTTTCCCATAAGGAAACCGTCATCTTGTATTCTGTTTATCGAATCGTAGTGCTTCATTTCGGTATTGGATTATACGCCCCTCAAAAAACTGCTTTCGACATCCTTTTTCATACCATTGATGAAATCGTCAACAGTTATGTTCCGTTTGGAGTGGATATATGGCTTCTCGTTGAAATATTCTGTTTCCAAATACATACGGATATAATCCGACACCAACACAAGCACACGTTCTTTTGTGTCCTTTTCCGTTTCTTTTTTGATTTGCTCAACTGTATATGAAATGTCCATATCTTATGATTTTGGTTTAAATAAAAATCGGGATTGCGTATTGCCGTTAACAACCCCGATTCCTTGTAATGATATATAAAGTACGCGAAAATTCTTATTTGTTCTTGTGACCTATTTTCACACAATCCCAAAGGCGACCGCTATACGGAAGGTTTCCAGTGATGTTGCCTTTTCTGTTGCAGTACATATAGGCGTAGTACATAACGCCGTTTGAACTTCTTTGCTTGTCCGTAATCAGAATGCAGCGGTCTTGCGCGAATGGGTCTTCGAAATTGAAATCCTGCATAACAATGTCATAGACATCGAATTCCTGCTCACCCGCGTTTGCGCTTTTTGTCTGTGGCTCGCCCGCGTTTGCGCTTTCTGTCTGCGGCTCGTCCTCGCAAGAACCGTCCTGCTCGCAGTTTGCCGCTTTCATTTTGGAACGCAGTGCTGAATAGTGGGTGATGGCTGCGCCAGCAGCCATTCCCACTAAAAAGAAAATAACGGATAAGATAATGTAGTAGCCCATAACTAACCGAGTGTGATTTGTGAATAACGCTCACCCATAAGTACGTTGACAAGTGCCAAGTACGGGTCGGTTTCCTCGCAGAGAACCATTTTGGCGATGGCGGTCGAGTAACCTGCAACCAAGATAACGCCGTTCTCGTTCTGTGTCATCGGGATAGCACCCGTGCGGCTGTTCACGTTCCAAAACACGCATTTCGGAAGTTTGTAGCCTGCTGCGGCGTATTTTTTGGCGATGGTGGTGAACAGTTGCTCATCGTTTGGTGTTTGCCAATTGACTCGGTGTGCGTAGTCAAACTCCATATCCGAGATGATGAGGATTTGCTTTGGCAGTTCCTCCTGCGGGATTTGGTGTCTGACAGCCGTGTCAAGCACGAGGTCAAACGTTTTCTCGATGTCGGTGTTGGCACACTCGGTGTACCTTTCAACGATGCTGTATTTCTCATAGAGGTCTTTTGCACCGCTCAAGTCAACGAGACGCGGGTTCTCGCTGAAGGTGATGAACTTGTCCTTGAACTCACCGCTCAACTTCTCGGAGAAGTAAACGCTCAACGCGGAAGCCACATCGAGGGCGGTGGTGGTTGAGTTGGGGATTCTGACAGTCATAGAACCCGAACCGTCACGCACGACAATCGTGCCGCTTGCACCCTGCACGAAGTCTGGGAGTGCCTTCCACATCTCGTTGATTGTGGTCTTGTCGCAGTTGCGCTCGTGGCACTTCTTGTAGATGTCGTGGGGGAACACGGCGGAAGCATTGATTTTAGCCTCGCCTTTGACAAGTGCTGCAAGGAAAGCCCTGCGTCTGTCCTCGTCATATTTCAAGAACAGATTGTTGTAGCGGGTGTTAGCCACAGACGGAACTTTCTCGTAGTCGATGTCCTCGTAGGACTTGGAGGCGATATGCGTTTCCACAATGTCAATCCTCTTGCGAAGTTCCGCGAGCGTCTTGCGGTATTCCGCGCTGATGATGCCGAGTTTGGCAATGACGAACTTCGCATCGCTCTTCGCCTTGTTGCCCGCGTTGATGGAAGGCAACCACTTGGCGAGCAGGGACGGATGCTCCGATTCCTTGTCGGCTTCGAGTTGGGTTTTGATGATACTGAATGCGGCATCGCAGACAGATTCGTTGGAAGTGTTGACGGCGATGAACACGAGGTCGTCCCATCTGCCGAACTCTGGGATGAATCCCACCAACTTTTCAGCCTCCTGCGGATAGTTGTTGGCGAACCACAAGAACATATTGCGGAACATATCGCGCTCGCCCACGCCGCCTCTCACGTCACGGAGATAGAACATAAACTTGGCGAACAGTTCGCGGTTCTCGGTCAGTGCAGGCATAAAGAGCAACTGCAAATCACCGCCCTCTGGCAGTTTGCCCGCTTTGTACTTGCGGAACATAGGGATTTTGAAGAACAAGTCAAGCAAGTTCTTTCCCGTGGTGCTGTACATAACCGCACCGTTCTCTGAATGCTTCACGTTGTAAGCATCCGAATTCAATGTTTCTTTCAATTCCTCAATCATAGTGAATGGGTTTTAAGTTTGCAAGAAGTTTGGTTAACTGATACAAATGCTGAAAACTTCTTTTTGAAAAACATTTGCGACATAAGTAATATAATAAAAATTTCCGAAATGTACATCAGTTTGCGAAAAAAAAAATTCAGAAACAACATTCTTATTTTCGGAGGGTCTTTTCAAGTCTTTGCCATAGCGTCATCATTGGGGATGTCCGTTTATATACATAACCTATTGTTTTTAACACGCCGCAAAAATACAAAAAAGCCAAATACGGCGCATCGGTTTTTTCCGAAAAGTTATCAACACGGTTATCAACAATCTTGTTTGCCCGATTCACATATATAAACAATATATGTATTATATGACGAATATACCGAAATGCGCATTATATTAGACATATCCAATTATTGTGTTATAAATATTCTATAACTTTAAATTTTAGCATAATGGCAGGCTTCATAACTACAAGAAAAGACCCAAGGACATACGCAACGACAAACCGAGTGTCGAAGATGCTCCGCAAGATAAGCAACCTCGGTATGGACTTTGACGGAAAGGTGTTCAAGAACTCAAAGGCAATCGGTCTGTATGACGTTGACCCGACAACACCGAACACGCAGATATTCCAATACGAGGATTCGATTTACGACATATTCCAAGGTTTCTCGTACACCGACCCTTCTATGCACAAGAATGTGTCGATATACGACCAACGCTATGACGACAGAAAGCGCAACGAACTGCGCAGGCTCGCCGTGCAGGACGAGATTGAGGAAATCCTTGACATTCTGACTGACGAGTCAATCTGCTACAACAAGAACGGGTTGTTCTGCGAGTTGCTGTATGACAAAACACTCCTCTCTGACGAACTGAACGAAGAAATCACAGACATATTCAACAGCATATATTCCTACTTCGGATTTTGGGACCAGAATATGGCGTGGGGATATTTCCGCAAGTTCCTCATCGAAGGATTCCTTGCGTTTGAAATAATCTATGACGGCGAGCCGAACAAACCCGAAACGCAGCGCAACATCATCAACTTCAAGGAACTCGACATACTTTCCCTCATACCCGCAGTTTCGCAGGAAACGGGCGAGAAGATTTGGATTCAGTACCCGAATGACCCTGCAAGGCAGAGGGTGCTTTTCGATTCGCAGGTCATCTACATAAGTTACGCGCAGTTCGACAGCGCGAGCCGCGTTTCATACGTTGAGCGTCTTTCAAGGACATTCAACCTGCTTCGCATTATGGAGTCCACCCGTATTATGTGGGCTGTGACGAATTCAAGTTACAAGACTCTGTTCACAATCCCCGTTGAGAGTTACCGAAACCGTGGACAGCAGACCCTCGCGCAGATGATGCACAACTACAAGGAAATCATCGACTTCAACGAGGAAAGCGGCGAACTTATCGTGAACGGAAGACCTATGATGCCGTTCAGCAAGGAATATTGGTTTCCGAGTGTCGGCGGCGAAAGCCCAAGCATTCAGACAATAGGAAACGATGGTCCAGACCTCTCGGATACTGAAGCCCTCAACTACTTCAAGCAGAAACTTTGGCAGACGAGCAAGATTCCGTTCACCCGTTTCGACAACACGCAGGGCAGGGGCAGTTACGCACTCAACACGGAATCTATGATGCGCGAGGAGGTGAAGTTCAACAACTTCGTGAACCGTCTCCGCAGCATATTCAAGGAGATGCTCATCAAGCCGATTTACATACAACTCTGCCTCAAGCACAAGGAATTCTCAACCGATGTTTCATTCCGCAACTCACTTACCCTTGATTTCGTTAGCGACAACGTGTTCACCGAAATGAGGGAAATCGAGGTGTTGCAGAAGAAATCCGAGTTCATTTCCGCTATGATGCAGAACCTTGTGACGCAGGACAGCGAGGGCAACGATATGCCTTACTTCGATTTGGACTTCCTCGTTATGAGATTCAGCGGACTGACCCAAGAGGACATCGAATCCAACAAGAAATACAAGGAACGCAAGAAACTCGAAAAGGAAGGATATAAAGATGAAGACATCGAGGAAATCTTGAACGGTGAGCCGAAGAGTAAATTCAAACCAAAGAAAAAAGAGGAAAAGAAAGATGAGGGCGAGGAAGAAGAAGGCGGCGGAGGATTCTCATTATAGAACATTACAGTACAATGAAGATACTGAACACCGAGCAATACATTAACGAGAAACTTGACATCAAACCTATTGTCAATGATGACAGAAGATTATATTTAAGAATCGGGTCATTCATAAAGGACAACAATCTTGTATTCAATGATAGAACGCAAAGGTATGATTGTGACGGTGATGTGAAAGTTGACAAGTGTATAGTTGAAGACGGGAAACTGCAAATTAAGTTTGGCGTGGTTAACGGAGATTTCAATTGCAGCGGAATGGGACTCGTGTCATTGGAAGGATGTCCGCAATATGTAGGACATCACTGTTTTTGTTTTGACAATCAACTGACATCATTAAAAGGTTCGCCAAAAGAGGTCGGCTGGAATTTTTGTTGCAGTAATAACGACCTGCAAACGCTTGAAGGTTGCCCGCAGAAAGTCGGCGGTGATTTTGATTGTAAAGCCAACGATTTAAGAAACATCAATCAACATCCAAAAGAAGTGGGTGGCGATTTCAGATGTGAGAACAACCCCAATCTTGTATTGTCGAAATACAAGCCGAATTGGATTAGGGGATATATATTATATTATTGAGATAGGTATGAAGATACTGAACACAGAGGATTACGTTAACGAGAAACTCAATATACAGCCGATTGAAAAAGACAAACTGAAAGCGAGGCACAGTCAGATACCGTTGGATATAAACGGTGTCGTATGGTCTGCAACGAATTTCAAAGGCATAACATACGGCGGAGGTAATCATATTGCACCACGCGAATTGGTAAAAGACAAAGACTACTTTGAATTCGGCGGTGAGACGTTCTATACGTTTGACGCTGCTATGAAATTGAATTTGCCGAATGGATGGAGAATCCCGATAGAAGAAGATTTCCGCAAATCTTTCAAGACAACCAATTTACAAAAATCGGATTTCAAACCGTTTCTTTCAAAGGAATGCGGCGGTTTGGACGAATACGGATTTGGCGCGGGATTGATTGGATATGTGTATAAGGGAACGTATATCAAAGACGGTGCTGTTTCGGGTTTTTGGTGTGCCGCACAATCATACGAAAGAGGGTTGGAAAAATACAATAACGTGTGTTATATGTATGATACCGATGACATATACAGAGGTTTGTGCGATGTAGGGAATATTGTCGCGTTTCCCATACGCTTGGTAAAAGGCAAGCGGGTGAATCCATATAGTGAATAAACAAAAAGTGATATGAAAATACTGAACACCGAAGATTATATTAACGAGAAACTCAACATACAGCCCATAAAAGATGTGGGTAATGTATTCAGAAAAGAACCGAATGTTGATGAAAAGACACGCAGATTCATATTAGACCACAATCTTGTGTGGAATCGCATAACTTGTCGCTATGATAGTAAATATGATGTGAATATATCAAGACTTGGTTTGGAGTCGTTTCCCATAAAATTCGGAAAGATTGGCGGTGATTTTATATGTATGAATAATAAACTGACATCTCTTAAAGGCGCACCGATTGAAGTATATGGCGATTTTATATGTGATAAAAACAAGTTGAAAACGCTTGAATACGCTCCGAAAATAGTCGGCAGTTCGTTTATGTGTTTGGAGAATGAATTGGAATCGCTTGAAGGCGCACCGCAGGAAATCGGATATGTGTTCGATTGTTCGGAAAATATGCTGAAAAATTTGAAAGGCGCACCGCGAAAAGTTGGAGGCAATTTTATATGTGACAACAACAACTTGGAATCGTTGGATGGCGCACCCGAATTGGTTGGCGGGGATTTTCATTGCAAAGACAACTATTCCCGCCTCGGTGTCAAATTCGTTATGCCGAAAAACATACCGAGTTGGATTGTCGGGGATATAATAGAATAATAAGAAACCGAAAAGAATAAACAAATATAAATACATTATATATCAATAAATGGACAATCCCTCATTGACAAAGAAACCGAAGATTGAAACTCCCGATGGAGTGTTCGTGGATATTTCCGCCCCTACAGTCAACTATGAACTGCTGACGGAAATAACCGAAAGCGTTCATTTTGTCCAAGAGGGAGAGGAGATGAGAATCGACAAAATAGCAAACCGCTACTATGGCGACTGTTCAAAAATGGACGCTATTATGTGGGCTAACAACATATACAACCCGTTTGCGATTGACGTGAGCGATTTCATCTGCATACCGAAGGTCGGTGACGAATCCGTGGTCTATGCGAAAACACCGAAGAAACCGCAGAACCCCGACAGACCGAAGGCTACAACAAGCGAAAAGATAACCTCCGCTGCGGAGAAACTCAACGGAAGCACAAACGCAGCAATCAACGAGAGAAACGAGAAGCGTGCGAAAAAACGCCCGACAAACACTCTCGGAAGCAATGAACGAGCCAAACACGTTGAGGGCGGCTCAATAGTTCTCGGAAACTGATAGGATATGAAAGAGTCGAGAGTTTGGATAGCGAAAGACAGTGACGGCAGGGTGTTCCTGCACACAAAACGACCAAAGCGGAACAAACTCGGCGGCGGGTGTTATATGTCCCTACCATACAAGGAAATGATTGAAGTCAGCGGAACAATGTTCGAGCGTATGCTGAACGACAGCGGCAAGACCATAATCAAACTCAACTTGACACAGAACTGAACATTCAGATATACAGCAAATGCAAAACAGAAAAAGCCTTCCAAATCGGAAGGCTTTTTCGTTGCACGTGAGTGCAGTTGCCAGGTCGGGGTATTATTATTTATACGGCTCTGTTACAGATAAACAAGGTCGAATGAATCGTTTGAGAAATAGTTGTCAATCTCCGCGAAATCAAACTTTATTCTGTTTCTGACAAGATATATCACAAGGTCGTTGAAGTCCTTGATTTTGGCATCAAACCCGTATTCCTTTAGGAATTTCGCCCATAGGAAAACATACTTGCCTTCTTTCGCTTTCTCGATAGTGCGTTTGTAGGCTGCGGGGTCGTTGTCAAAAAAATACCTTGTGTTCGGGAGCGATTCAACGAGTTCGAAACGTCTGCCAACGCCGCTTATGCCTATGCTGTTTGGCAGGAAGAAACTGTCTATGCCGCCCTCGAACACATACACTTTCCCCATAAGGTTGGTGTTCGTTATGTTGAACGTCATACTCGTTTGGTTGAGCGCGTTGGTCGCGTCCTCGTCATCTATGGGGAACGGTATGCCCTTTTTCTCGTATATCTTCGCGATGTTGTATGTTCTGTATTTCGTGAATTCGGGGTCGAATGACCTTATCTGAAACCCGCATATCCTTTTTGTGTGCGTGAGGTTGAGTACATAGAGTTCGTTTCTGTATGAGTTGTATAGGAATTTGTCAAGGTGCTTGGCAAGGCATCTGCCTTTGAGGTACTCGTATATTTCACCGCCCGTTATTTCGTGCAGTCGGAACATACTCTTTATCTGCGAGCGGGTGAACGAAATTTCATCAATTTTTCGGAACAGTTCGAGGTCGAATGTGTAGTTGCGCTCTTTTTTCTTCGTGCGTATCACGTTGAACGCCGTGTCCATTGTGCTGCCCGCGCTGACACCGAAGTCGTGGAGAAACCCCATATAGTCGGTGTGCTTGTCGCAGTTGAAACAATGGAACGTGAGGTTGGTAAGGTAGATATTCGCCCTTTTCTTGCGGAGATTGCTTGAGTCGCCGCAGTAAGGGCAGGCGAAGTTGAGTCTGTCCTCGTATTCAAGAATGTTCCTCTTTTCACTCTCTCTGAAGGTGTCATCGAGAACCTCTTGTATTTTGGATTCTATGTTCCTTACGTCCTCCCGTTCCATCAGTGTGCTTGTACGTCAGCCTCGTGCAGAAGCATAAGGTCTTTCACAAAACCCTCGCTCATCTTGGCTGTGTCCTTTTTCTTTTTTGACTCGCTGTTTTTCCAATTCAGAAGCGGATGCATATGGTAGTAGATGAGGTTAGCGATATACGCCTTGCGCTCATCGCCGAATTTGGTGTAAAACACGCTGTCGTATGCGCCGACACAATGATGCTGATAGTAGTGGCATTCCTCGGTAATCTCCCCGTTGTGGTTCTTGAACGAAGCCGTGAAGATTTTGCCGTTGTCGTGCAGGGCAGCAGCCATTCTCACCGCTTCCTCGCCCCCGTGGGATTTCACATAGTTGAACGTACTCATACAATGCTCACCGAGCGTGAGTGTGTGATGCTTGTTGTGTTGGTCGAATTTCATAGCCTTGTTGTAGAAATTCTCAACCGTGTATTCGGCAACGCATTCGTCATCGGAATCGGGGGTGTCTATGATGATGTTGTCAAAACCCTCCTCGTAGCCTGGGGGCGCGAAGTTCAGATACATTCTCCGTATGACACTCTCGCCGACAACCCTATCCCTGCCTTTGTCCCTGCGCAGGCATTCCTTGTACGGAACGGCAACCCAAAGGGCGACAACCTCGAATTCGGTGTTCACACGCTTGCGCATTTCCTCGATGATGGGAACACGGTATTTCTTGCGCAGGTTGGTTGCGTCAAACACGACAAGTTCGTAGTCGCCGTTCAGCGCGTCAACCATACGGGTCTTGGCGATGCTGAACACTTGGTTCGGGTCGCCCTGCACGTTTTCGTCACCGTACAGTTCGCCGCGAATAGCATCTGTTGAAACGACAATTTTCTTGCCGTTTGAAAGCATTTGGGACGCGAGGGTGCTTTTCCCGCACCCTGGCAATCCAATCATCATAACAAATTTCTTCATATTAAAGTTTTTTTCTGATGTCCAATATAATGTCATTGATAAGTTGTCTGTCAACGCTTTCGCGTATAGTAGAGTTCGCCGTGGCGGTCTCCATTTCGGCGATTTTCGTTTCGAGCATTTCCATAAGTTCGTCATACTCGAACTTGTGCGCACGGATGTCAAGGAGGAACTTGTCGTCAATGCCTTTTCGGTTCACGCGGTATTCACCACCGTTTGCGATTTCAATGCAGGTATGGACAAGTCTGAAGCACTCGCTCATATTCTTCGCGTCATAGTTCTTGTTTAAGTTGGACTGATAGCGCACGGGGTTTCTGTTCTTTTCCCAATCCTTGAAACGCTTGTAGTCTTTGCAGTGCTTTGAATAAGCGTCTTTGTTGAAGAACAGCGTGGCTATTGTTACGAGGTTTTTCGGAAGGTTGTTGACGTGTACATCCGTTGCGTTTTCCTTGCAGAACCCGCCTGGGAAAAGGAACACCGCGTATGCGTCCTTGGCGTGGTTCAACTTGGCAAGCGATATGTCGTTTTGCGTCCAATTGTTCATATCAAGCCATTCGCCAACGGGCATAGTGTCGTTCTTGTATGTGATGTAGCAGAAGTCAACGGGTGTCTTCCGTTCAATGATGGGCTGCACAATCATCTTGTTAAGCCCGCGAGCCTTTTTGATTTGCTGCACGGCATACCCGCCAAACGGCATAAAGCATTCTTTCGTGAGAAATGCGTCTCTGTTTTCGAGGAACACGGAAAACAGCGGGTCTTGCTCGACCACGAATTCCGAATCCACGAAAAGGCTTTCAAGCACAGTCGGGTTTGACGTTGAGAGAAGCCGTCCGAACTTGTTGAGTTCAAAGTATACGATGTCGTGCTTTTCGTCAGAGATTTCCTCTTTGTAGTCCGCTCCGAGACCAAGGAGTTTGTTGTTGTCGCACACGAACACCCCGCCCATATCCGTGTCGGACAGCGGTGTGGAGATTCCGTGAGCCTTGCTTCCTCTGATGTATTTGTAAAGTGTCTTGTTTTCCATATTGAATTGAATTTATAATGTGCAATATAATGAACAAATTTATGGGTTAATGCGCAGGATAATGAACATTATGACTGCTGTGATACATAATACAAGTAGCCCAAGATTGCTGCTTCGCAGCATTTCTTGTAAGACTTGAAGTCCTTTGTGTTGTCGTATGTGACAACACCGACTTCAAAGCCGTTGTCTTTCACATAATTCTTTCCGTATGTGTCCGCTTGGAGCGCGACAGTCTCGCCGCTGTCGGTGCGCTTGATTTTCCAAAAGTACAGAGGCTTGGAGGGGCATCTCGTCACCTCGACAAACATACATTTTTTCTCGCGCAGCCAATCCATAACTTCGTGTACGGTCGGTGCGGCAACGGAATGCTTGTTGCCTTTGATGACTTTGAAGTCGAGCAGTTCGCCGTATGCCAAGGTCGGAACGCCTTTTCCGAGAAAGTAACTCTTGTCGGTGTCATATTGCGGGTATCGGATTTTGCGCAGTGCGATTGCCGTTTTGAGCGTCACTCTGTATTTGTCATTCGGGTTTTTCTTTTTATTCGTATTCATATTTCCTATGTTTTTTGTGTCGTTTGTATCGCTTCTTGCTCTCAATAACTTTGAGAACGCATATAGGCTTTCCGTGCAGGGCAATCTCCTCCGCACGGTTCTGTGCCTTGACCGCTTTCAGCAGGTCAATTACCTGCTGCCTTTTCTTTTTCTTTCTTCCCATATTTCAAATCACGCGCTTGCTGCAAAGCCTTGAAACAGACGTTGCCGACCTTGACTTCCTTGCCCTCGGCTTTGTCGTTGAAGAACCACGCGCTCTGTCCGTTGATTTCTCTGAAACGGAGAGTTTTGTAATTTTTCTTCAGTTCCTTGCTGCACAAGTGGCATAAGCATTCTGTCGGGATTTTGTCCTTTTTGGCTTTCGCTTCGTTCTTTTCTATGAAGTCGTAGCCGTAGTTGCAGAAATACTGATACTCGTCCCAATTGACGTATTCATCAACACCCCATTGCTTTTCGGTTTTCTTGGCGGGCTTGCCGCTGACATTTGACTTTTCCATATTACCAAATTTTTTTGTATTTGCACATTCTCACTCTGAACTTCTTGCCGTTTGCTGCGGCAATGCGTCTGACGGTTATCACGTTGCCCGAAACTTCCTTGTCGGTGTTGTCGTCAAGGAGAATTCCGAGAACCCTCGGAAACAGACGGTAGAAATTCGCCCAAACACGGTCGCTTGCCTTCAATGACGGCACGCGGATTTTATTCGCGTTGTCGCCGTCACCGTCACCGTTGTAATATCCTCGATTGTCCTTGCCTCTCTTGAAGCCGATGTAGCCGTCTTTTTGATGGGCTTTGATTCTTGGTCTGATTCTCTTGCGTGCCATTTCCGTTTCGATTACGCTGCAAAAATACAAAAAATTTTATACAATCGACACTTTTTTATGAAAAAGTTTTCAACAAAGTTATCAACACTAACTGTTGTTGAGTATGACGCATATCAGTATCGTTATCCACGAGCCGAGGCAGGCGAGAATAAGTCTGAATATGTACCTTCCCTTTCTGTCGCATCGCTTGAATCCGTAGAAAAACTGCGGCTTGCCGTTTGCGCCTTTAACCCATCTGTGGTCGTATGCGTCAATGACGGGGATTGCGAAAAACCCTATGAAGTAAAACGCAACCAATATCCAAAACCAAACACTCATTGTTCAGCCTCCTTCTCTTCCTTCGAGCAACGGCAGTCGGGGTCGTGGACTATACCGTCACCGCCGCTGTGCGTGCCGCATATATGGAATTGGATATAGTCGTGTCCGTTGTACGTGAAATGTCGGATTGATGAAATCTGACCGTATGTGAAGCATTGGTCTTCAAGTAAGATTTGCTTCGTATAAACATAGGGAACGGATTCCGACATTGTTTCACCCGCGTCATTGGCGTGCGTGCTGCTGTTGTAGCAGGAAACGAAAGCCAATGACAAAACGATAAATGCAAATAGTTTTTTCATATATGTCATATTAAAGGATTTTGTTCTGTGCCGAAATGATTGAGTCTTTGTCCATAGCGACAGCCCCTTTGAGTTCAATCAGACCATTGTAGTCAAAGTGATGCTTGTTGAGCCAACTGATTATCTTGTGCATAAAGGTGTACGGAATGTCCTCGCCGAAATGATTCATAGGGCAGAGCAGGCTTTTGGCGTTGAAGGTTCCAGTACCGAGGGGGCAAGTTTCCTTCTTCAGTTGCTTCATTTCAATCTCTGTCATAGAATCCATAGGGCGCAGGCAGGGCTTCCACGCCAAAATGCTTCCCATTTCATAAGGCGCGGTCGAGTCCGTTTCGAGTTCGTACACGCCGAACTTAAAATTTATGGTGCGAAGCACGCCGAACTGCCCGTGGTCGCTCTGCATAATGACATTGTGCGGAAGCCTTCCGCATAAATCCGATAGTATTTGGTTTGCCAATTCTTGTTTCATAACAATATATGCTTTATATATGTAATATAATAAAAAAGCATAAAAAGACGCAAACTTTATATATTATCGTATTTACTTTTTGTCGCCTTCAGAGCAATGCCTTTCTTAATCAGTCCGTTGTAATCGAAGTGATGGGCGAGCAGCCAATCAAGTTGCTGCAATTTCATAGGGATGGTGAAATTTTCACCGTATATCACCTTGCAATCGTTGATTTTCCCCAATTCTTCCTCCTCTTCGCGGGTCATATCGGACAGCGGGCGGAGATACGGTTTGATTATGTCCCCGTTGTCAAGCCACTCGCGCACGTCCTCGATTGTGTAGTCCTGCACTTTGTCCTTGTTGAATCCGCCGATGAAACCCTCGGTGATAGCCTCGCGTCTGTCCAAGCAATTCACCTCGTTCACTTGGAGATATACACCGTGTGGAAGGCGTTTGCACAAATCGTCAAGCATAATGGCTTTTTCCTCTTTTGTCATAAACTCGCTTTTCTCATACATCCCGTCTGGCGCAGCCAAGGCAAGACCCCGCTCAATCAGTCCGTTGTAGTCGAAGTGATGTGAGTTGAGCCACTTCATTTGGGCGAAATCGCATTTCCAAACATTCACGGAATGCCGCCTGCGTTCCGAAAAGTCGTTTTCGCAGTTAGTCCAATTGGGGTTCGGAATATCACGCAAGCCCGAAGCATCAACGCATCGGTTGAGTTCATTTTCAGTCATCGAACTCATAGGACGCAGATACGGCTTGATTGCGTATATGTCCGTGTCGCTGAAAACCGTACCGTCAATGCCCTCAAGGGCAACCTTCCCGCTTTTGGTAATCGAGAGAAGCAACGCTTTAATGTTGCTGTTTGTGTGATTGACAATCACGTTGTATGGAATCCTCTGTGAGAGTTCATCCAATAATAATTGAAATTCGCTGTCGTTCATAATATATTCGTTATATATGTTTATTTGTAAAATTCGTACAAACCTTTCGGTGCGGCTTCGGCGAATCCCATACCGATAAGCCCGTTGAAGTCGAAGTGGTGTTCAAGAAGATACGTTATGTTCGAGGTCACAGTACCGAGGTCTCTCCAACGCCAAGTCTGAACACCGCTCCCGTCATAGGGTATGAGCAGCGGCTTGATTTCGGGCAGCAACCAATTATTGTCGATGTAACGCTTGGTCGATGTTTCAAGGTCAATACTCTTGAGTGTAAACACATCGCCGAGGTGCGTGCGGTATTTGACCCCGTATGGAAGCCGTGCGCACAAGTCCGCCATCAGTATGTCGTATTCATCTTTCATAGGATTGCTATTTGTCAACGTTATACATTCCTTGCGGTGCTTCAACGGCAAGCCCTTTCCCAATCAGATTGTTGTAGTCGAAGTGATGTTCGTTCATCCAATTGATGTTGTCTATGCCATAATACCCGTGTTGGAAATATTCGAGGTCGAATTCGGATTCTATTTCGCCGTATATCGGGTCGTAACTCAAAGTGTAATACTTGCTGTCCCGACAATAAGCGAAAGCACCGCCGAGACAATGCTTTGCCGCATTGATAATCTCGTTGTGCGTGATATCCGAAAACGGGCGGAGATACGGTTTGCAGAGTTCCAATTCCCAAGCATCCTCATATCCGTTCCATATACCGAACACTTCGTCATTGTCGATGTTTATTGCCCCTATCTCGTGCAGAACATCGCCTTTGTACTCGCATTTAACGCCATAGGGCATCCTCGTGCATAACTCACGCACAAGCAGTTCTTTGTCTTGTTTGTCCATTGCTCGTTACAATTTGTTGAACATATCGGAATCGAAGTCTTTCGGTATTCTGTCGGGGTTAGTCACCACAGTCCGCTTGCCGCTTTCCTTGTAGTTTTCAGCCCCGCATTTCGGGCATTCCCACGACCATTCGTCATCGGAATACATCATCAAATCAACGTCTCTGTCGTTCAGATGTGCGCCGCAGTCTTGGCAAATCAAATATCCCATATCCGTTACTTTTTATAAATGTCCTCTGTCGCTTCAAGGGCAAGACCTTTTCTGATAAGCCCTCTGTAATCAATGTGGATTGAGTTCAGATAATCCAATGCATCGGCAATGGTGTCAAGCCTTCTTCCCGTTACGGTGTATAGGGTAGGCGAGTCCCCCAATATGGCGGTGAGATGGTCTCCGTGGTCTGTGTCTATGCCGAGGATGTCGAACACCTTGTTTGTTTCCTCTTGCGTGATGCTGCTGATTGGTCGGAGATACGGTTTGATGTACGGTATGTTCTCATACCAAGATTCCTGCAAGTTGGCGAATCTGTCGTAGATTTTGCCCGTGATTACACGGACGCATTCCTCATTTTGCGACACTCCTATATGGAATGTGACGAGTCCTTTGACGTTGTGGGGCAGTCTCCCGCACAAGTCCTTCAGCAACACTTGTTTTTCTTTTTCAGTCATTTTTTACTCCTTTCTTTTTTTATATGTTTTTGTCAGCATTTCCTAATTAAATGATACAACGTCACACAAATTTGCGTATGTCTCCCAATCCTCCTCCAATGCCTCTGTCGGGCTTGGATTGCTCATATCTTCGGTGACAAGCAGCCAATATCCGTCAAAATTCTTCGTGTTGCAACGGAAAAACTTGAACAGCACCTCCTTTTCCACACCATCGATTTTGGTTCGCAAGATGCTTTTTCCAGGAATCAGTTTTTTGAATTCTTCGTCTGTCATATCTTTGTTCTTGCTAAATTAAATCAGACTTTCGCTAACGCTCCCGTATTCGTTCCAATACGGTGCTTTCACACCGTTGATGTAAGTAACCGTCCTGTCGTCAACCTTTTTGTTCGCTTCCTCAAGTTTGTCGAATGTTTCCCCGTATAATTTGTAAAACATATCGAACCCCAAATTGTTCTGCATAGACTCGCTAAACGCAAGCCGCATAGATTCCCTGCGCAGTTCGTGGTAATCCATCTTCGGGGTGAAGTGACCGACAAGGACAAATTTGTCGTTTATGTTGTCATCTATGTCCTCGTCTTTGAACGAACCCACGGAATAGAGTGTTCCGTCTTCTTGGCATTTGTAGATTCGGTTTTCCTCGAAAAGGGTTTTCGGGGGTTCAATGAAGTCTGGGTCCCACCTCTCCAAGGTGGTCAAGCACTTGTAGATTTCTCCTCTTTTGAATGTGTTTTTAGGCATTTTCTTTGTTTTTATAAATTGTTAATACATCGTCATCCGCTTCGAGTGCCAATCCGCGTTTGATGAACCCACGGTAGTCGAAGTGATGTTCGTTGAGCCAATCAATGCTGTCGGTATTGAAAACAAGATTTCTTATATCGCTCAAATCGGGAACGTCAAGCCCGCATTTCAGCGACAAGAATTCCTTTTCCTCCTCGGCGGTCATAGAAGTCATAGGTCGGAGATATGGCATCAATTCAACATTCTTACAATAGAATCCCGACAGTCCTCCGAATTTCAGTGTTTCCACTATGCTTGATTCGGGTTTTCCCGTGAACCACATCTTACACACAACGCCGTAGGGAAGCCTGCCGCATAAATCCTTGTATAAATCCAAAAAGTTTTCCTTTGTCATATTTGTAATGTTTTGCTTGTTTATAGATTTCCGCTCGAACCGTCCCAGTTAAGAAAGAAGTCATCCATACCGAGACCCTCATAGGGGCATTTCTCCCCGTTTTTCCTATATTCGCAATCTTCTTTTGAACAACATTTTTCACAGTCCATAGCAATGAATTTATTTGTTATACATTTCTTTTGGTGCTTCAAGGGCAATGCCTTTCTCGATAAGACCACGGTAGTCGAAGTGATGCTCATTGAGCCAATTTATTCTATCCGAAGCAGGAATATGTGCATAATCAATCGGACAAGAATATGACCTGCTATCAATATTTCTATATTCACACTTCTCCTTCTTTGTCATATTTGACATCGGTCGGAGATAAGGTTTTACCATTTCAACACTCCAACCACCAAAATTGTAGATACCATTTTTATCCAAAAATGAAAAATTTTGTGGAGTTACAATTTTAGGCTCATCGTTATAAAAGATTACTCCATAGACAGTATCTACCAAATCTTTTTCTTTTATTTTACCGTTAATATTGATGCGTATGCCTTTTGGCACACAAATTTTTACCTTATATTGCGCTCTTGCACAAAGGTCTGTCAATAACAGTTGTTTTTCTTCTTGTGTCATATTATTGATAATCCATCCAAAGTGTATCTAACTTACGAATAAGTTCATTTTCATAATCATTCATTTCTGCGTAAGGAATGCAATTTAAAGGTTTCCCATCAGAAGGGCGTTTATAAGAATAAATCTCACTTCTCTTCGCAAGATATTCCTTTACTTTAGGACTATATCTTTTTTCACAAGATTCCCAATCTTGTTTCCAATCAACATATTTTTCATCAGTAACTATATCACTGATTTTTACAATTGTATGACAAGAACAGTCATCATAAGATATATGTAAACCACTTGTGAAAATGTCAATGAACTCATCAATATATTCAGTAGTGAATTGAGGATAAGTTTCATAGATGTTCTTTTCTCCAAGGTCTTCTCTCTGGCTAATCCAATTATGTTCACAAATACCGCCAAACCTACTATGGCGAACATAAGGTTCAAAATTATTGATTGCCTTCATAAACGGAAAAAACTTCTCAAAGACAGAATCTTCAACATTGACAACATCTTTTACATAATCTGCGTCATTATAATCGCCAACGATAAGTAACTTTTTCATATTATTCAAATTTAAATGTTATACATTTCTTTTGGGGCTTCAACCGCCAACCCCTTTTCAATAAGCCCGCGATAGTCGAAATGATGTTCGTTCAGCCAATCAACCGAAAGATGGCAATAGTCAACCGAAACCGTAGCGTCTGCCTTAAATTCGCAGTCGTATTCAACGTGGCTGCATTCAAACCATTCTTTCTGCTCGTCCGCAGTCATTGAACGCATAGGTCGGAGAAACGGTTTCGTTGATTCCAACGGATAGTTGCCTCCCTCAATCCATACCTCAATGTCATCGCCCTCAACTGATACGCTTTCTACAGACCATATCAATTTTCCGCCCTCAAACGAAACTTTCAAGCCATAGGGCAATCTTGCGCAGATGTCTTTGCAAACTAATAATTTATCTTCTTTTGTCATAACTATTTCTTTTTGTTGTCAAGTGTTTTCCTATACATCGCCATTGCTTTCCACAACGCCCATCCACAGAACACATATAACGGCATTTCGAAAAAGACAAACCACCATACATTGAATCCGTGCTGCCCGTGAAAACCGATTATCGCGAATGCTATGGCGACCAACGCCAACACAAACAAAGCGTATCCTCCTCCGAAGTTGAGGAATTCCGTGAATTTCCGATAGAAATTTTTTGTAGATTTCTGATAGAACTTTTCTTTCATAACAGTTTCGTTTCAGTGATTATACAATTCGGGATGCTCGTTTATGTTCGTGACCACCACGACCTCGTTGAAATCGTATGACGCAAGGCTGTCGCAGTCTCCGTACACATCGCTGCACCACAATTTTTTGTCATCGTCCCAAAACACGGGATGCAACACGACTTCATTTTCATATTTGCTGTAATTTTCAATCAAATCCAACGGAACGCCGTCTTTGAAATTGGTGTATCTCACATAGACAAAAACGTCACCGTCATAAATGCGGACACCGTTTTTGTCAAAAAACGGGGTTTTCGCCCGAATGTCCGTTTTTTCGTTGATGTTTCGGCATACTACCGTGTACACTCCATCGGGTGCTTCCAAGGCGATACCTTTTTCAATCAACCCACGGTAGTCAAAATGATGGGCGTTGAGCCAATCAATTTCGTTGGCGTGGTTTTCCAATGTGTTGTTCCCGTTTACGAATTTGTCGTACTCGAACCTTTCGTCCCAAGTCATTGAACTCATCGGGCGGAGATAATAGCGCAGTGTGTCGGTTCTGAAAAATTCCTCCATCGTGCCTGGCGCGGTATCCAAACGGACTTTCAGTTTCAACTTGTGTATGCCATCCGTGATTACAACGCCGTATGGCAACCTCCCGCAGAGGTCTTTCATCATAAGTTCTCTGTCTTCTGTATTCATAATCATTATTTTTTGGATTCGTACATTCCTTCGGGTGCTTCCAAAGCGAGACCCTTTTTAATCAGTCCACGGTAGTCAAAGTGATGGGCGTTGAGCCAATCAATAACGGGAATACTATGAATAGCACCATATACACCAACGTCTTCTACAAAGTCATCGGGGGTCATACATAAACATCCCCATTGCCTTAATTCGCTCCTTTCTTTTTCAGTCAGACTTTCCATTGGACGGAGATACGGCTTGATTGTGTCAAGTTTGTCAAGATTGAACTTCATAGGGTATTGCCCGAAAGCCAAACTGTATTCCTTGGCAAACAAAGCATAGTCAAGCGTAATGGGTTCGCCTCGGTATTCCACCTTGACTTCGTAAGGCAACCTCGCGCAGAGGTCGGCACAAAACAGTTGTTGTTCTTCTTTTGTCATAATCATTATTTTTTGGATTCGTACATTCCTTTGGGTG